GCTCCAACTAACCCAGTATTTACATTAAGGGTTGCTCCAGAAGTATTTTCCACAGTCAGCCCATCGCTGGTCAAAGTACCCGTGATGTCTACGCCTGTGGCGGTGGTGGCGAGTTTTGACAAATCATCATAGTATAGTGTTACTGCGCCATCTAAAACCGCTGAAACGTAGCTTTCACCAGTAACCCCGCTTTGAATGTAAAAATCAGTAGCCCGAATAATGAGAGAACCCGTGCCCTCTTCTTTAATCCAACTATTCGACCCATCATGGTAAATCTGCAAATCAGACCCAGCGCCGAAGATGGCTTTACCATTATCGGCAAAGGTAGCGTCACCTGTTACAGCAATGCCTGTGTTGGTGGTGGCGAACTTGAGGGCGTGGTCGTAGTAAAGTTGAACCGCACCGTCCGTAAGAAACTGAGCCATATACTCAGTTGCACCTTTCTGAATGGTTACACCTGTTCCATTAGAATGAAGTTCAAGTTTACCATCACCAACGTCTGTAATCTTTGAGTTTCCATCATGGTAAATCTGTAGGTCAGACCCAGCGCCGAAAATGGCTTTGTCGTTGTCGCCAAAATTAATATCTGCTGTTACAGTGGCACCGCCGTCTTTCAAAACAACGCCGTCAATCGTGACACCTGCAGCCGCTGTAAGCTCGTTAATCGTATCAACATACAACGCCTTGGTGCTGTCGAGCTTCATACCCGTTGCTAGGGCATTTACAGAAGTACCTGTCGTGCCAGCAGGAGCAACTTTAAATAGTAACTCACCACCCGCACCAGTACCCGTACCTGCACCTCCAGATACAATAACATCTGTACCTGCTTGGTCCGTACCAGAAACATCAGGAGCAGCAATGGAGTCACCAGATGTAATAAGAATATTAGTTCCGCCTGTGGTGTTGCCATTAGCAAGAACCTCAGAAAGCTCGTTATTAGCACCGACCTGTGCATCTACATATGCTTTAATGGATTGTTGTGTAGCTAGATGAGATGCACTGTCAGAAACCATGTCATCTTCATCTTTAATTGACGTACCACTTATTGTACTATTCAGTACAGCACTTGTTAATGTTTTATTTGTAAGAGTATCTGTAGTAGCACGACCTACTAAAGTATCTGTACTAGTAGGCAGTGTCAAGGTGCCTGTGTTGCTGATTGATGAAATAATAGGAGTTGTAAGTGTTTTATTGGTTAAAGTTTGTGTTGTATTAGTACCAACTACAGTTGTTGTTGCATCAGGAAAAGTAATTGTTCTATCTGCAGTAGGATCTGTAATAGCAAATGTAGTTTCAAATGTATCTGATGTTGATCCTTCAAAGACAAGAGGTGATGCACCAGAAAGAACAGCACCCGTCATATCTACCACGCCTGTAACTGTAGCTGCATTTATAGTGGGAGATGTAAGGGTTTTGTTTGTAAGTGTTTGAGATCCAGTAAGAGTTGCTACAGTGCTATCAATAGAAAAAGTAACAGCATTACCAGAGCCAGAGGTATCAATACCTGTACCGCCAGTAAATGTCATAGTCTCGCTGTCTAGGTCAATACTAAGAGCACCGCCTGTATCAGCTTGAAAATCTAAATCTTGAGCAGTTACTTGAGAGTCAACGTATGCTTTGATAGATTGTTGTGTTGCCAATGCAGTTGCACTGTCAGAAGTCATTGTGTCTTCGTCAAGAATGGCAGTAACGGTAGCACCACTAGCGAGAGCTAAACTTGTATTGGCTGTAATTGTAGTACCCGTAATTGCAGCAGCCGTAGTTCCACCAATAATAGTACCATCAATAGCACCACCATTAATGTCAGCAGTCGTAATAGTACTCGTTGTGATATTAGCTGTACCAAGAGTTGTTGTACCAGTTACACCTAAAGTACTACTTAAAGTAGTCGCACCAGTTACACCTAAAGTTCCAGCTACTGCTGTATTACCTGTAGCAGACGCAACAGTAAACTTATTAGTGTTTATATCAAAGTCACCATCAATACCTGTAGCACCCGTAACAGCAAGTGTACTAGAAAGTGTAGCTGCTCCTGTTACACCCAAAGTTGAACTTAAAGTTGCAGCACCAGTAACACCTAAAGTTGAACTAAGTGTAGTTGCTCCTGTTACACCCAAAGTTGAACTTAAAGTTGTAGCTCCCGTTACACCTAGTGTACCTGTAATACTTGCATTCTCGTCAACATCAAGAGTATCTATATGGGCTGTACCATCAAGGAAGAGATCTTTATACTCAAGTGTTGTCGTACCAAGGTCAACTGTATTGTCAGTCTTAGGGCGTAGTACGGAAGCTGTAGCTACTACGTCTTGAGTAGGGCCAATAACCTCAATAGGCGCACCCTCACCTGTAGTGCCATCGTGTGTATGACCCGTTGAAGCATCAAATGCTGATTGTACAGCGTCAAACTCACCATCTAAGTCAGACGCATTAATGATGTTTCCGTCAGCAATATTGTTTGCTGTGTCGTTACGTGTGTAACCTGTTCCCATAACTCACTCTCTTCCTTATTGCCTATCGTTTGGTGCAAACTCTAATGTAGCTGCATCTAGTGAAAACGGCGGGTATGTTCCTTCAAAGATATACTGTACTGATACAACAAAACCTGAACCTATAACTTGGTTAGTAAACACAGAAACAAGCTTACCACCATAACTTCCTGTGCCATAACTTGATATGCCATAAAATGCAACTGTGGCTGTTGTATTAGATACGGATACAGATGTAGGCTGTATGACATTAGGTTCATCAAAGTCAAACTTTAAAGTTGCGTTACCATCTACTGAACCTTCAGGATCAACATACGTAGATAGTTTGTACATAGTTTTTCTTATACGGGGATCGCCCATAGCAAAGAAAGGTGTACTAAATGAAGCTAAAATATCTACACCATCAAAAGTATTGCCGCTTTCCATGCGATACACATAGCCGTTACTATTAGCAAATATAATTACCTCATCTGCATCGTCAGTAGAAAAAACACTGTCAGCTACATAAGAACGTATACCTCTAGTTTCAGCCCACGCCATACCTTGTGATGTTTGATCAGCAAACTGAGTACCAAGTATACCTTGTGCTGAGTCTTCACTAATAGCTGCAGCGTAACCGAATAACCTGTACTGGTTTTTCTTTCTAATTACACAAGAGCTAAACTTAGTGTTAGAACTAAGTAGTACGTTAGTTTCACTTTGAATAGGTCTTGATGCAACAGCTAAACCAAAGTCACCAATACGATCAGTTGCACTTAGTAGTCTAATACCATCAGGACCAACAAATGCAATATCACCGCCAACCTCTTGAATAGTATCTTCTCTAATACAACCGATGTCTAGTGATATAGGTTGTAACTGAAAGTCGGCTATTGTATTTCCTACAAGTCTATGTATTTTACTACGGCTAAATATAATTAACTGTTCACGAAAAACTATTAAGCCTGTAATGTCATCCGTAACATTTATAACACCAGCACCATTAGCTGCAGTAAAGTCATTATCAGTAAACGGTGCAGTAAAACTTAAAGTACTACCTTTACCGAAAAACATTTGGCTTTTAAAAGCTACTACATGTTCTGCTGCGTCTACGTCACTTGGTGCAGCAGTGAGTTCAGTAAATGTTGTACCATCATACTTATATGGTTTGTTTGTACCGTCTACCACCATAACACTAGGCGTACCACTAAAGTTGTACCTAGTAAATCTATTTACACCACCTAGTGCTCTTTCTGTAGCTAAGAACGTAATAGCTGCATTATCAGCAGGACTAGAAGCTAGAGCAGGGTTAATTGCTAAAGTAGCACCACCAGAGGTTACTGTAGCGTCTGACGTAACAGTATATACTTTTTCAATACCAGCTACAGTAAATGTATCACCTGCCTGTGGTGTACCTGTAAGTCCATCTACTATTAAGCTTGTACCAGTTTGACTTCCACCATTAACTAATACAGTTCCGTATGAAGGTACATTTATTTGTGTCCAACCTGATCCAGTAGACTTAAATATATCACCATTACGATAAGCTATAGCGTTCTGATTAAAGTAGTACAAACCTTCTATAACATCAGAGGTGTTACTAAAAGTAATTGCAGCTTGATCAGCAGGTGAGCTATCTAGTGATGTAGTAAGCGTAATGGTAGCTGAGTTATTAGCTGCACTAAATGTTACACCTGATGTAGCAATAGTGTATGTACCCGTTACACCCGCTATCGTTAATGTATCACCGTCCTGTGGTTCAGTATTAATGTTAGCTATGTTAAGCGTAGTACCTGACTGACCACTACCTTGTACTTTAGGCATACCGTAGGGTGGTACTGTATCAGAGTCAAACTTAGTAAAACCCTCTATGCGTCTGTAGCCACCCTCAATGGATGGCTCAAAGTTACGCAAAGTACGAGCAGAGCCAGGAGAGTTAATACCTTGCTGTAAAGGGCTTGCATTGGTTATTAAACCACCCTTAAACTCGACAGGATATGTCTGCCATTGTGTAGGCATATTTAACTAACTCTCGTTACATTAGAGTAATGTGTAGTGCGGTGAATACGTGTATCCCTCAAGTAGTCATAACGATTAATATAAAGTGTACGCATATTCTTTATACCAGCTTCAAACTTTTGTTGTTGTATATTTGCATCCTGAGTATTACCTCTGAATAGATACGCATAATACATAGACCCATCAGCTATAACGTAACGAAACTGTTCAGGTACGCTAGGTACATCAGTTGCATTAATTAAGTCTACAGGTAATCTATAATATTCGTACACTAACTCATATGCGTTATCTGGGGGTGGTACTACGCCATACTCCATGTTAGGTGTACGGAATATACTCTTAGGCAAACCTCTTATAGTATCACTTGTATTATACTCATTATCAATAAACTTGTCAAGGTATTCTTCGTAAGAAAGTATTTTTAGTTTTTCTGTTTGGTTATTAAATGTAGAGTTACGCTTAATACGAAAGCTATCCATGTCAGGTACTTTCATATCATTAGGAAAAGCGTAACGTGTTTCACCTGCAGTAAGTGTATCTTCTTGTTCTACGTGGTTAAAGGGCCACTCAAACTCGTGCTGGTTAATATAACGTATAGCTGCATTTACACTGTCTTTAGCTGCACTATAAAAGCCTATAGCGTTACCAAAGTTATCACTTGTAAGTTCAACTTCATTCAAACGCTTATTGACATCATTTACTAAACCTAAAAAGTCATATGCCATATTAGCGTTCCCTTACCCGAAGCTTAATACTTCTTTCAGCAATACTGCCTGTACTGTCAGTCATAGTACAAAAGAAAGTATACTCTTCATTATTTGTACCACCAGCTATATTAATTGTAGCTACAGTACTTGTATTAGACTGTGCAGTATTCTGAATAGTATCTGTACTCGCACCACCTGATGCAGTATTTAAATCTTGACCTGCAGCTAAGGTAGTCTTTGTAGTGTACGATGTAGTCTTAACTGACCAAACAGCACTCGCTATAGTTGCACTACCTAAGAAACGTGACCAGTCTACACTGTAGTCTAACGTTTCATCTGGATCTTTATTAGGCCATCTAAAGCTCATGCTTAATCCTCAGTTGCAAATACAGTACGTTCCGCTGCAGTAGATTGTCTTTCTATAAAAACTATTCTTGTCTGCTGGGGAATACGTACCGTTCTATCTTTTGTTGTAGTACCACGTTCAATAAATATTAATCTATTCTCTTGAGGTACTCTGGCTGTTCTCTCTGCTGATGTAGACATTTATGCAGCCCTCGCTATATAAATAGTTCTACGTCTGCTGTACTGTTCTTTAAAGGCATCAAAGTCAAATATAATACCTGTAGCTGTTACTGTACCTGCTTGACCTGTACCACTTACACCTGTAGGGTATACTTCAGAGCCGTACTCTATTTGACCTAATGCAGTAGTACCTACAACGCCTACAAGAGTTACAGTATTGCTAAGTGCTAATGTACCTACTTGACCTGTAGCTGATACAGAAGCTATAGCCTCAGATGTATTCTCTACTACAGTGCCTACTGCACCAGTTGCACTTACACCAGTTAAACCTGCAGCAGTGTTAGGTTGTACTGTATTTACTTGACC